GCCGCCATAGGCGCGCGACAGGTGATAGTTGCCGATCTGTGCGCGGTTCTTGCCGTCAGCGTCGCGGACGTAAGGCTCGGCCGGCGAACCGGTTTCGCGGTTCAGGCGGTCGATTACGGCTTGCAGCTGGACAACAGTAATACGGTTCATCGTCTTCCTCTTTATCTGCGCCACCGTGGCGCATCCCAGAACCCCCGGCGGGGGCTCGGCGGATGCGTCAGTAATTGACCACAGCATCAGTGACAGACCACGCCGACGGCAGGTCATCAGCGTAGACCGTGCCATCGGCGCGCTGCAGCTTCCAGCCGCGCAGGCCGGCAGGCAGCAGCGTCAGCACTGCGCCGTCTCGCATGCGAATCGTAGTGCCACGCTCTACGTGGCCGCGCATGGGGTGGAATCCGTCTTGGGTCGTCGTCGTCGGGTTCATCGGGGTCTTCTCCTATCTACCGTCAGTGTCAGAACCCGAGCGCCACCAGGGCGCCCAGGGCGAGGCCGAATGCGCATGCGAACGCCACGCAGGCGGGGGTGAGGGGGGTGTCTTCCACGGTGTTCTCCAGTGTGCCCCGGTGTGGGGCGGGTTCAGTGTCGGGGGCTTACGCCGCCGCCTGCAGGCGCGTGAAAAACCCGCGCCCGTGGTTCATGCCGCCGCAGGAGCACTCGCAGGTGCCGTTGGGCTTCCCGCCCATGCACCGAGCGTCACACTCGTGCAGCGATGCAAAGCGCTTGTACTCGATGGCTCGTTCTACGGGGAGTTTCCGGCCGTCAGCAGTGACGCCGATCAGGCGCTTGAAACTGTCGTACCAATTGGCCTTCGAGGTCACGCCGCCCAGCGCATCAAATTGCGCCTTCGGCGCGCCCCATACGCTGACTAGCTGGTCAGCGCCGTGGAAATATCGGGTCTTCGTCGTCGTCATCATCTACTCCTATCGTCATCGCGCAAACCGCGCGCCATAACCCCAGCGCGTGGGGTTATAACTCGGGGTCTTATCGTCACCTATTATTCGCAATCGACCGGAAATAGGCATCAATCTGCCCACGGGCCTGCTTCCAGGTCTGAGCGTCAATAACGCTGGGGTGAACTCCTCTTACCCTTCGGGTGTAGTCCGTCGCTACGATCCCAGGGGATCGCTTCGTGGGCTTGATCAGGTCGATACCGCCAATCTCACAGGCCCGGATCACATAATCTCTGTCGGTCATCTCTCTCTCCTTATTACCGGGCCCGTAGGCCCGTGGGTTTACTTATTCGCAGCCCACGCCAGACCGGCCGGTGTCGCGCTGTACGTGTGCGCCTCAGCGTCATGCGTCAGGAAACCAGACCGAACGAGCGTGCTCATGATTGATTCAAACTGCGGCAGCCGGCAGCCTTGAGACTGCAGCGCAGCATAGATCACGCCGGCAGGCGCATAGTCGCGCGCGGATTGAATGATGCCGGCAGCAATGGACTGCATGGCCTTGATCTGATCGCGTGTCATCGTCTTCCCCAGGTCTGCCGGGCTCGCCCCGGCTTCTCGCCGCACCGCCCATCGGCGCGACACACGCATCATTGGCGACTTTCCTTACGCGAAACTTACAACGGCCGTCAGGAACGGTAGGGGCTTTCCCTAACCAGGGAAAACCCGCAGCAGCAGCGTCGGTGGCGACCGTGTGCCTAGTCCGGTGGCGTCGATGTGGGTGGTGCGGCTTCCCTCTTGGTGGCAGGTGTGGCAGTCGATCCCCAAGCCATTAAGACAAGTTCAATGTTAGTAAGTACTTACATATATAGGAGTAGTATATATATGACCTGCGCCCGGACTGCCACAATTGCCACAGACCCCGAAACCTATACAAATCAACGGCTTAGGTGCGATTCGGCACTGCCACCGGACTACCACGCCGAATGCCACAGCCCTTTTTGTCATGCTGCCCTGACGTCAACCCGCGTTGACGCCCCGAAAAGCGTGGCAATCGTGGCAGTACTGCGCGACGACTGCCACAACTGCCACAGACACCAGGACCAGCGCTGCGCTGCAGCATGGCGCAGGCTAGGCGGGAAGGGGGTGGGGTGGGGTGCGGCGGAGACCCCCCGGCCAGGTCCCGCGCGCGGCATGAAAGTGTGTGGAGGACCCGCACGAAATTTTTTTTCCGCAGCGGTTTTGCTATGATCCGCCCCATGTTCCGCGATCTCCCCGTCCGCGCCCGCGAGCTAAAAGCCACGCCCGAAATGCTGGAGCGCATATACGATGCTGCTCGCTTGGGTTTACGCGGAGAATCTCTTGCGCTGGCGGCAGGTATGTTGCCGGTGGAGTTGGCGCGGCTGAAGATAATGGACCCGATAGCCGAGGTAGCGGAAATGAAAGGCCGCGCCGACAGCGAGATGGAAATGTCCCGCGTGGTATTCGATGCTGCGCAGGCTGGGGATAGTAAAGCGGCGCTGGAGTTTCTCCGTCACCGGCACGACTGGGTGGCAAAGACGAATGTGCAGGTTGACGTAAATACCCAGATCAGCGTGGTGGCTGCGCTGGAGGCCGCAAACGGGCGGTTGCAGCGTGGGCTGGCGGTGGAGGTGGAGGATGCGGTACCCGTGGAAAGAATAGGCGCCGCCGTTCCGGTGGTGTTAGCTGCCGGTGAACGGACTGCGGCAGTAACGGCGGCGCCGCCCCCGCTGGCGCGGGAAGCGCTGGTAAGATAGCCGCGCCCGCCGTCGCCTGCGGCGCTGCCGGCCAAGGAGTCTGTGTATGCCGAATGCCCTGATGAACGATGACGCTGCTGCGATGTATGCCACGCGGTACACGGGGCCGAGGCCGGACAGGCCGGTGGTTAACGGGCGTGCGGTGGTGACGGCGGAGGAACTGGCGGATTTCCGGCGGTTGTTCGGAGCGGATAAGACGCTGCGGGATTTGCTGAATGCTGACAGGGCGCTGGTGCGGCCTGGGACGCCGTCGGCGGTGGACCCCCGGGCGCGTGGGATGCAGGGGGCGAACGTGGCGCCGGGAATGCCTGGGGTGATCCCGGGTGGTGGCGCGGGGCCGGCGGCGCAGGGTCGGATTCCGGGTGAGGTTGAGCGGAATGTAATGAATGCGCTGATGGCTCTGGGCCCGATGATGGGCGGGGTGCCGCGGGCGGCGAACGCGATGGCGGCGATGCCGCAGGGCGTGTCGGCAGCGCGGGTAATCCGCGATCCGCGGACGGGGTTGCCGATGCAGTTGCCGCGGCCTGCGGAGGTGTATTTGCAGGGCGCGCCGACGATGATGCGGGCGGCGCCGCGGCCGCTGCCGGGTGTGACGCGCTGATGCAGAGATTTAGCGCCCGCCGATAAACCCCGGTAAATTCGCTATAAATGCAGAAGCCGATATACACCGCGACCGAGGAGCAGGCGCTGATGACGCGCCTGTGGGAGCCGCGTATTCGGGACGACCCCGAGGCGTTTGTGTTGCTGGCGTTCCCGTGGGGGCAGCCGAACACGCCGCTGGCGGCGTTCGACGGGCCGCGGCGGTGGCAGCGGCGCGTGCTGCGGATGATCCGGGATCACATCGGGGCGAACCGCGGGCAGGTGGAAATGGACACCCTGCGGGCGGCGGTGTCGAGCGGACGCGGGATCGGGAAGTCGGCGCTGGTAAGCTGGCTGATTCTGTGGATGCTCTCGACGCGAATCGGCAGCACGGTGATGGTCAGCGCAAACAGCGAGGCGCAGCTCAGAGGCGTGACCTGGGGTGAGTTGACGAAGTGGTCAGCGATGCTGATCAATTCGCACTGGTGGGAAATCAGCGCGACGAAGCTCATGCCGGCGCAGTGGCTGACGCAGATTGTTGAGCGGGATCTGAAGAAAGGCACCCGGTACTGGGCGGCCGAGGGCCGGCTGTGGAGTGAGGAGAACCCGGACGCTTACGCGGGCACGCACAACATGGACGGGATGATGCTGATCTTTGACGAAGCGTCAGGCATCCCGGATCCGATCTGGGCGGTGGGCGCGGGGTTTTTCACGGAGAACATCCTCGACAGGTACTGGCTGGCGTTTTCGAACCCGCGTCGCAACGAGGGGTATTTTTTCGAGTGTTTCCACGCCAAGCGGGATTTCTGGAAGAACATCCAGATCGACGCCCGCAGCGTTGAGGGCACCGACCAGCGGGTGTACCAGCAGATCATCGATGAGTACGGCGAGGACTCCCGCGAGGCCCGCGTCGAGGTGTACGGGGAGTTTCCCGCTGCCGGCGAAGACCAGTTCATCGCGCCGCGCCTGGTGGACGACGCGGTAAAACGGGCGGCGTACAAGGACCCCACGGCACCGATTGTGCTGGGCGTGGACCCCGCGCGCAGCGGGGCTGACGCGACTGTGATCGTGGCCCGTCAGGGGCGTGATCTGGTGGCGATTCGGCGGTATCGGGGCGACGACACGATGACCGTGGTGGGACACGTGATCGACGCCATCGAGGAATTCCGGCCCGCGCTGACGGTGATTGACGAGGGCGGGCTGGGATACGGAATTCTGGACCGCCTGACAGAGCAGCGGTTCAAGGTCAGGGGCGTGAATTTTGGCTGGAAAGCCAAGTCCAGCGTGATGTGGGGCAATAAGCGCGCCGAACTGTGGGGCGCGATGCGCGACTGGCTGAAATCGGCGCACGTGCCCGTTGACCGGCAGTTAAAAGCCGACCTGACGGGGCCGAAGACGAAGCCCGACAGCAGCGGAACGGTGTATCTGGAGTCGAAGAAGGACATGAAATCGCGTGGTTTGGCGTCGCCGGACGCTGCCGACGCGCTGGCATGCACGTTTGCGTTTCCGCTGGCGCATCGGGAGTACAATGCCAAGGAGCAGCGCCGCTCGATCAGTGATCGCGGCGTGGTTTCGGCGGGTTGGATGGCTCACTGAGGGCCTCCGGGAGCGGTGATGGCAAAGAAATCCGTGTCTCTGAGCGTCGGCCGGGGCGAAAAACTGCCCACCGAGCGCGGCGCGGGCCTGACGGCCAAGGGTCGCGAGCGCTATAACCGCGAAACGGGGTCGAATCTGAAGGCTCCGGCGCCGAATCCGAAGACTGAGGCGGATAAAGGCCGGAAAGCCAGTTTTTGCGCCCGCATGGGCGGCGTCGCCGCGAAGGCCAAAGACGGCGAGCGGGCCAAGGCCGCTCTGAAACGCTGGAAGTGCTGATCATGCCCCAGAAAAAACCCGGCGACCCCGGCCTCTACGCCAACATCCACGCCAAACGCGAGCGCATCGCTGCCGGCAGCGGTGAAAAGATGCGCAAACCGGGCTCCGCGGGTGCGCCGACGGCCAAGGCGTTCAAAGAGTCGGCCAAGACGGCGAAGAAGGTGAAGTGACATGCCTCTGGTGAAATCAGCGTCTTCCGCCGCGTTCCGCAAGAACGTGAAGGCTGAAATGCAGGCCGGCAAGCCTCAAAAACAGGCTGTCGCCATCGCGTACAGCGTCAAACGCGAGGCGCAAAAGCCCGCGTCTGCGAAGAAAAAGTAATGGCGTACAACCGCACTTCCGACCCCACCGGCATCGCTGGTGCCCGCGTGGCCGCTGCTGGCGGCAAGCAGGACGCGGATTTTCTGGCTGAGATGCGTCAGCGGATGACCATGGCGCAGGCTGCGGTGTCGAATTCGCGGCAGAACGAACTGGACGATCTGAAGTTCTACGCCGGCAGTTCGGACAATTCGTGGCAGTGGCCGCAGGATGTGCTGGCAACCCGTGGCAGCGTGCAGGGCCAAACGATCAATGCCAGACCGTGCCTGACGATCAACAAACTGCCGCAGCACGTCAAATCGGTTACCAACGACCAGCGCCAGAACCGCCCCAGCGGCAAGGTCATTCCTGCGGACGACAAGGCCGATCCGGAGGTCGCGGAGATTTTCGACGGCATCGTGCGGCACATCGAGTACATGTCCGACGCGGACGTTGCCTACGACACGGCCTGCGAAAACCAGGTGACGTTTGGCGAGGGCTACATCCGCATTCTGACGGAGTATTGCGACCCCGACACGTTCGACCAAGACATCCGCATCGGGCGCATCCGCAACTCGTTCAGCGTGTACATGGACCCGCTGATCCAGGATCCGTGCGGTGCCGACGCGCAGTTCTGCTTCATCACGCAAGACCTGACGAAGAAAGAGTACGAGCGCCTGTACCCCAAGGCCGCGCCGGTTTCGACGCTGCTGTCGTACAGCGTGGGCGACTCAACGTCGGGGTACTGGCTGAACGAGAACATGGTGCGGATCGCGGAGTACTTCTACATCGAGAAGGAAGTCAAGACGCTGCACTTGTACCCGGGCGGCATGACCGCGTTTGAGGACTCGCCGGAAGACCAGCAGATGCGCGCGATGGGCCTGATGCCCATGCGCAGCCGGCAGGCCGAGCAGCAGCGCGTCAAATGGTGCAAGACCAACGGGTACGAAGTCCTCGAGGAGCGCGACTGGGCCGGCAAGTGGATTCCGGTGGTGCGCGTCGTCGGCAACGAGTTTGAGGTTGACGGCGAGATCCACATCAGCGGCTTGGTCAGGAATGCCAAGGACGCCCAGCGGATGTACAACTATTGGGTGTCGCAGGAAGCCGAAATGCTGGCGCTGGCGCCCAAGGCCCCGTTTATTGGGTACGGCGGCCAGTTTGAGGGCTACGAGCACCAGTGGAAGACCGCCAACACGACCAACTGGCCGTATCTGGAGGTCAATCCCGACGCCACTGACGGCGCTGGCAACTCGTTCCCGCTGCCGCAGCGTGCGCAGCCGCCGATGGCCCAGCAGGGCCTGATTGCCGCCAAGATGGGCGCCTCGGACGATCTGAAGGCCACCACGGGGCAGTACGACAGCAGCCTGGGCGCGACGAGCAACGAGCGCAGCGGCCGAGCCATTCTGGCCCGTGAAAAGCAGTCCGACACGGGTACGTACCACTACGTGGACAACTTGGCCCGTGCGGTGCGCTACGTCACGCGGCAGATCGTGGACCTGATCCCGAAGATTTACGACACGCAGCGCATCGCCCGGATCATTGGCGTGGACGGCCAGACCAAGATGGCGCGTCTGGACCCGATGCAGCCCGAGCCGGTGCGCGAGGTCAAAGACCAGTCGGGCGTAATCATCGCCAAGATCTACAACCCCGGCGTCGGCAAATACGACGTCGTGGTCACCACGGGTCCGTCGTACCTGACCAAGCGGCAGGAGGCAATGGACGCTATGTCGCAGATTCTGCAAGGCTCGCCGCAACTGTGGGCCGTGGCCGGCGACCTGTTCGTCAAGAACATGGACTGGCCGGGTGCTGACGAGCTTGCCGAGCGACTGCGCAAAACCATCGACCCGAAGCTGCTGCAGGATCAGGAAGACCCGGCGCTGCAGGCGGCAAACCAGCAGATCCAGGTGCTGACGCAGGAACTGCAGGGCATGATGCAGATGCTCCAGCGCGTAAACCAGTCGATGGAAGCGCAGGAGTTGAAGATCAAGGAATACGACGCCGAGACGAAGCGCCTGAGCGTGGTGCAGGCCGGCATGCGGCCC